TTAGAGTTCAGCCATGGAGCTGGCCACAATCACGGCAGTAACTGTATCGGTACCTTCCAACTCAAACTGCCATCGGCTGCCCCGGCCTGCGGGGAGTCGGAAGCCCCGGTCAGAAGCCACCTGTATTGCCAATACCTGTTCGCCATCCCGGAACACCCGAAAGCCCAGATTGTCATAGCTGTCGGCCATGATCCGTGCCGAGGTAAAGGCGGCAGGTTTCCCCTGGAATACTTTGCTGCGCCAGCGGTAGGACATCAACTCAGTGCCTTTGTCCCACGCCTTGATTGTGTTACCGATGGCCAGATAGAGGCTGTCGTCCTGAAGATCACGAAAGCAGGCATCGGCATAGGTGCCCAGCTCGGTAAAGGTGCCGCTGTCCGGGCTGAAAATAAATCCACCGCCATTTATTGAACCACCGTAAAAACCAAAGTACCGGCCATCATGGAAGCAGCCGTGGATGGTGTCCGGCTGGAATCGTTCCCGCCAGTCTTCCGGGTTAATGATATTACGGGTCATCAGGTCAGCCCGGCCGCCAGCGATCCGCACCAGTCCATCCGGCGAGGCATACAGTGCCATATCACCCATATCCACCATGCTGCGTTTACTGATGCAGGCATGGGCGGTATCGAGACGCTCCAGGGTCATGGCACTGGGTTCGGTACCAAAGGTCACATAGGGATAGCCATCGGTAACAATGATTACACTGTTGGCGGCTACGGCCAGTGACTTGATCTCATAATCCACGGCCAACCGGTAAGCCGCTGGCCATGCGTATAAGTGATAGGGCTCACTGAACACCAGCTCCTTACCAGAGAAGCCCACCGCTACGCCGCCGGGCAGCACAACTATCCCTTGCAGATTGTTGGGAGGCGCTACCCAACCGATGGTTTCCAGAATATCGCCCCGCCTATCCATCGGGGTTTCATCCACCACACTGGTGACGCCTACCGGGGTATCGGTGGCTACAATGCCATTGTTGTTTATCTGGGTGCAGAGCTGATACACGCCCACCTGGGTACTGGTGTAGACCCTGAAATGGGTGATATTCAGATCAACGGAACCAGGACCTGATGCCAGGGTAATATCCACGGTTTCACCTGGCTTAACCACAATCTCACCCGATGGCAAGGATGGCGGTCCTTCCCGACCGTTCTGGTCCACCCAGGTGTAGGTATAGAAGCGGGTTTCAGCGTCCACTTCTTCCGCATTTTCTAACGGCGTACCGCTTAGGCTGACTACGGGAGCTACATCCGGTTCCGGTATGCCCATTTGCAGGTCATTGACCGGATAATCACTGCCACCATTCAAGGCAAGGCCGTTATCGGTGTAACGGGGACCTTTCAATGTGCCAGTGTAGTAAACCCGGTTATTGGGATCATCTGCCACTGGTGAACGGATCACATCAACATCCGTAGTCCAGTCGAACCAGTACCGTTCGCCTTCATTGCGGTAGAGATAGATGGTCTGTGGGGTATCGTTCAATGCCTGCTCATCGGCGGGTGCGTAGTAGGCTCGCAGGCTGCCATTGGTTAAACGACAGTCAATAGCTGTCTCGGCCTGCGTATCTTCCAGCAGATGGCTGTCCAGCCAGGGGACTTCGCCGGTAAAGGAGGTAATGTCGAGTTTCATGGGCCGTTACTTCTTTAGCCCGTAGATGGAAAAGGTACCACTGATCACATTGTTAGTCTGGGCATCAGTGAAGAACCTGACACCCTGGATACCTTCAAAAACCGGTGCCGACAGCATGGCTGATATGTAAGGGTTGCCATTGCCAGTATTAAAGTTTGCCGTCCATGCCCCTTTTGATGAACCACCCATGGATATACTCAGAGTGCCGGACAGGTAGACACTATCCATTTCTGCTTCAGCCAACACGTAGCCTGTGTAAGAGCCCTCCATAGAACCATCAGCCCCTCCGGTTTTGATCACCGAGGTAGTGGCCATGCCAAACCCATCCTGCCATGAGCTGCCATTCCAGAAAGCGATGCCCAGTTTCTTTTGCCGGTAATCACTGTCTTCTATTGCAAGATTGCTGATGACCAGATGGTAACCAGAGTAAAGCGAGTCATCGAAGCCATCAGTAATTGAAATATCGGCACTATTGGTATGCTCAAATGTACCCAGTAATTTCATATCATCGTCCTCATCAGCCGGTGGCTCTGTCGGTGTCGAGTTTTCCAGGGCTTCCACCCGTGCGGTCAGGTTGGCAAAGGCGGTAGACAGGTCAGGGGGAATGACCCGGCTTTCCAGAGTCTCCACCCTTGGTATCAGATCGGAAAAATGGGTGTTTATGTTGCTTTGCAGGTCGGATACATCACTCTCTACCTGACTCAGCCCGGAGGTAACCGTACCGATGTCAGTTTGAGCTTGGGACAGTTCGGTATTGATCGTGGCAATATCGGTCTGCGCTTGAGACAGCCCGGAGTTGACCGTGACCATATCCGTTTGCAGTTGAGCGACATCATTCCCCTGGTTACGCACCTCCAGTTGCAACTGCATCAGGTCACTGGCTTGAGTTGCGAACTGTGACTGCACCTGAGCCAGATTGCTTCCCTGGGTGGCCATGTCCGTCTGTATCTGGTCCAGATCATCACTGAGCAAGTCGATTTGTGATTGCTGGTTATCTGAGCTCGACTCGTACAGCGTCAACTTGCCCAAGGATTCAATCTCAACATCAGCGTCGGCAGACAACGGAGTGTTCAGCTGAATATCAGTGCCGGTATCTGCGGTGAAATGGGTACCTTTAATCAGTTTCAGGCCATCAACAAACACGCTGATCGGACGATTGATTTCATAGTTATGACTAAACGTCTGCTGTCCGGCAATGCCGCTATAAACCGAGCGATGGGGAACGGCAAGCTGCGATACCAGGTTGGGTCCGGCTATTGCCTTGATAATCACCATGGCAGCACGGTTACGGGGACGGGTTTCATCGCCTCCCCGGCTGTTGCTCAACATCCACCTTTCGGTACCTTCCGCAGTGTCACCGGTGCCAAGATCGTGATACTGGCCTCTGATCACCGCCGGATCTTCAGAGGTACCGAACGGCATCGCATCCCACTTGGATTCATTAATGGCGATAGCGACTTCATGGTTATGGTTCGCTATCTCATCGGCCTGTTCGCTTCCCAGTTCCCGGTCTGCATCTACACCACGCCCATGGTCCCAGCCCCGGATAAATTCGCCTCGATAATCGGGCAGGAATGCTTTGCCGGTTTCGATCCGGTCTTTGTAAAGCTCATAAAGCTCCGGGTATTGAGTACTATCAATCTCTGCTCCGTCACACTCCAACCATCCTGCCGGTGCGATTGCCGAACCATCCCACAATGCTGTTAATCCAACGGGTGTGGTTTCCAGAAAGGTGTCGCTGACTGCGGTCCATGCCCCGTTATGTCTAAAATAGAGCTGGCCATCCTGCGGTGCTTCTTCGACATCGCCTGAACTACCACCTGAACCTCCTGTCTGTTCTTGCCAACTGGCCCTGGTACCATCGGTGACCAGCGCCTTGCCCTGATGGCCTGTCTGATCTGGTAGGCCATCGACTTCTGCCCAGGTTCTGTTTATACGGGCATACTGTTTGCCATCGTCCCGAGCCTCATCGGGCTTGCCTGCCAGGGCTTCGGCCAATCCTTCCGTTTCAGCGATGGCGTGTTGATGGGACGCTGGCGGAAAATCATCCGGTTTATCCGTGACTTGTTCCCAGCGCAGAAAGGGGCCAAGGTGGACAGTGATTGGCCTGACCACATCCTCCACAGTAACCTGAATCACATCATGGTTATCATCCAGATGCAGGACGATGGGCTGGTAACTGCTGTTATCCATTACGACGACAGCTCCACGTTATGGGTAACACTGGCCAACAGCTGCCAGCGTCCGGTCATGACGGTCTGCACCTCCTCTGCATCCGGTGATACCAGTTGCAAGTCGTAATAAAATTTCTGGGTTGCCAGGTTGCGGGTATCTTCCGGGACAATCTCCAGTGTCGCCTCACTGCCGGTAACAGTGATCTCCTTGCGTAACGCCACTTCTTCATCACTCTGAAGCGGGTGATACTTCATGGAAAAAATCAGCGTCCAGCCCGTGTAATCCACAGGCAAATCATTTTTCCGGAACTCAATGAGGAAACTCATATTGTTGCCCCGGATATGGGGTTCAAGGTTCACCTCGCTCACGGCCATCAGACAAATCTCCTTCTTGTCACCGATTGCTCGCCACTGCTGACGCCGACTAACCCACGGATACGTTTCTTGTTCAATTCCCGCTCATACTTCTGCCGGTTCACTTCCGACAGTTGCGGGTTGGTCCAGGGCTCGTCCGGCATCATTTGCAGATCCGCCAGTACACCCCAGCAGGCAAACTCAAGGGTAAGATTGGCCAAGTCGTCCGGTACTTCGGTGGCATCAAAGGCTGGCATCAGTGTCAGCTCAATGTCGTGCATTACATCCTTGTCAGGGATCGGGGCAACGTGCAATGCCGTGGTCTGAAAGTGGCGATAGTAGTAAGGGGTTCCAGCAGAAAGGTAAGGAGGGATCAGATCACGGCTTTCCAGTCGGGTGCCGTCTTCCCGTAATAGGTTCTGAACCGTGGCGATATCACTGCCAGAGGGAGAAGCCAAGGTGTAGTCCTTAATGCCCTCTACAATAAACAGTTTGTCATGGTGTCGCCAAAGGTTTGCGCGGTGGCAAATATCCCGCAGAACAATAATCAGGTAATTACGGATCACCTGATCCGGGCAGCCCTTGGCATAAGGGCGGATTCGGGAAAGGTAGGCGTCCAGTTCCATGGTCTATGCTGTCCTTGGGAAAACCCTGAATAAGAAGTACAAAGGTGCGAATAATGAATACAAAACAGCGAGAAAGTTTGTCCAAACTGTTCTACGATCTGGTAAAGGTTCCACTGGCACTGTGCATGATCGGTCCCGTGCTTAACGAGCCTGCTCACCTGTTGAAATTGGAATTTTTGGGCTTTGCACTGGTGCTCGGCTGCATCTACTTTGGCTATCAGTTGGAGAGTTGATTATGGATACGGGTGATCAATACCTGCTTGTCACTGCCATGTTTGCCGTGCCGATGCTAGTCTTTGGCATCTGGTTGCACTTCCATGACAAGAAAGCCAAAGAGAAAAAGCACTAACCCTCTACCTTGCCCTGAAGCATCTGCCGGAACATTTGGTCCACGTTCCATTTCAATCCCAGGTCATTAGCAAACATGGCCAGGTAACTTTGGGCCTGCTGCATATTGGCCTCTGTCTCCATATCCATGCTGAACGCCCGGAACAACATGTAGTTGATCACCGGGTTGAGCCACAGTTCATCCAAACTGAATAGCTGGGTGTCGGTGTCAAAACCGGTCATCATTATTCGCGCAGGAGCCTGACTGACCAATAGGTTTAATTGATGATCCGAAGGGGGCACAGGGTACACATAAAAAACCGATGGGCTTTTCTGGTCGTAAACGTACTGCTCTACAGACTCTCCGGTAGCAGTCGTCCAGTTGGGCAAAAGGCTATCCAGAGAACTGCGGGTAGTGGCAATCACCGTTCTGCCTGTGGAAGGGTTATCGACAATATCCAGCAGTCGGTATGTGCCGGGTGGCAGCGACTGTACTGCCTGAGCCTGACAGGTAAAGGCCAGTAACTGCGAGTTCGCGTCAGGCCGGTTCTGCACTACTGCCAGCAAGGCTTCGTTGTAACAGTCCAGCAGGTCACTGTTGGTCCAGCGCGGCACTGGGGTGTTGTCCTGAAGCAGGTTGCGAACCCGCTGGATGATGGCGGTAACCTTCATAACCTATAGCCGGTTTCCCTGCTGGTCACAAAACTCCAGATCCACACCCATCCGTTTCTTCAGCCTGGGGTTGTAAATAAAGACACTGTTGGTGTTTTTGTTCAGCACAAACTGGAGTGGTTTCTTAGCTCCTTTTGAAGGCTGCGTTGCTTCTTCTGGCTCTTCCTGTTTTACCAGAGGATCACCACCGTTCATCAACAGACGCACTTCGTCTTTTAGCTCATCCAGCTTTTTGCGCTTGTCCAGCTCCACGTTAAACATCTGCCGGGCAAAGGATTCCAGTTCATCCTTGCTGCGGCAGGTTTCCAGATCAAAAGCCATGGTTCAGAGTCTCCTTTGAGATTTTTTTGTTCACCACAAAGGCACAAAGAACACAAAGGAAAAGACGAAAAGCTTTTCTTTGTGCCTTGGTGTCTTTGTGGTTCAAAAAAAGAGGTTAAGAGCGTTTGGCTGCCAGCAGCACACCAGCATCCGGCTTCAGCACCTTGTAGCCATAGACCTGCAAGCCACGATGCCCCATGCCGAAGTGCTTCTCCAGCGTCAGGCTTTCATGCTTGATAAACTGTGAAGCAAACCCGGCAAAGTCCTTCACGCCCGCCATGCACTGGGTCACCCCCGAAGCGGTGGCCAAGTTGTTGCTGCAGTAAAGGGTGAACCGGTCGATGATGCCGAGACGGCCATTACGAACGATGGAGGTACCATCACCGGCCAGAGAAGCATCCTTCAGCTCAGACTTCTTGATCATGCCGCACACCCAGGGTGGCAGCACCAGCCAACGGCCAGACTCGGGAATATTCTTCTCGTCCAGCAGCGTGCCCATATCGACGATGTAATCCAGCACATTGGCCTTATCCACAACCACGCCGGTACCACCGCCGTCGATCTTGTTGTCCGGATGTACATCGGTATAGATATTCCCCAGTACATCGCCGTCTACTGCGATCTTCATGTTCTCTGCTGCATCGGCAGAAGACTCGTTGATCAGCTCAATATTGGACTGGGCGCTCTGGATGTAGTCATCCACAAAGGCGTAGTACTTGGTCTTGTCGATGGGCAGTTCCACCTTGGGTGGTTCCAGATCCTGGTACTCAACCCCAGTGGCGCGATCATAATCCGCTACCGCGATATCAGGCCGGGTACGGATCACTACCTTGGAACCCTCAGACTGGATCTCGCCTTCCCAGTTGGTGTTACAGATGGCGGACAACACGGTTCGTTTATAGAACTTCGCGTTGAGCTTTTTGGAATAAATAACCGACAGGGCATTTGCCATAGCCCCTGTTGGAAACGTGGTCGTTGCCATGATTCAGATCCTTTGAATCTCTTTCGAGAATCGGTTAGAGCCTGCCTCCCTGCTTAATCCACTGGGCCAGAACCTCATCGAGTTTTTCCTCGTTGGCATCAAACTCTTTCTGCGGCATAACCGCTATCTGTTCCAGTGTCATAGCGGGTTGGCGACCCTGAGTGGTCGGTGTTGAGCGGGACCGCACCGGCGGCTCGCTCATCTGTTTTGCCTGCTGCATTTTTTGCGCTGGATCAGGTGCCGGTTTTGCTACAGGTTTGTTCAGACCGGCAGCCTCTTTATAGAGACTCATTACCTGTGCCGCCCCCAATGGGCTGACACGACTCAGCTCCTGAACATCAGCCGTTTGTCGTGCAAACCAGCCTTTAAAGTCCTCACTGGCAGAGATCTGCTCCACATCGGGATGAAGACTGCGCAACTTGCTCCAGAATGCCTGTCGAGCCTGATCGGCCTCCTGCTCCTGCCGTGCCTTCTCAATAGCCACCAGCCGCTGTTCCAGTTTTCTGTTGAGCTGTTCCGACTCATCCAGCTTGTTAAACACCGGGTCCAGCTCCTGGTAATCCTTACGGAGTTCCTGAAACTGATCAGACGGCGATGGTTCGCTATTGGATGGATTCGCCTGGCTCAAACTCTGCTGACTGAGCAAATCAACTTTGGCCTGCAGAGTGGCCATCTGTTGCTGAAACTCATTATTACTGCGCTCCAAATCTGCGGCTTTCTGCGTGGCCTGGGTCATCAGGGCATGGGCATTTTTGCGGGACTCTTCCGCCTTGGTGTACTTGTCCTGCCAGTCTTCACCGCTGTCTTCACGGGATGCGGGAGCAAGCGGCTCTGACAGTTCGTCATCAGCATCCGACTGCGGTGCAGGTGGCGGGGGTAACTCATCAGCGGGTGGGTTCTGGTCGGTCTGCTTATCCTGCTCATCCTCTTGCTGTGCAAAAGCAGCAGGGGCTTCCGTATTCAGACCCATAAGGGCTGCCAGTTCGGCATCGGTTTCCTGATCCAGCTTTTCGGCATCAATAGCCATCTTCACTCTCCCTGTGGGGCGCTATGGCTTGTCCACAAAGTTGGTTGACCTGCCTTCCGGGGCTCAGGGCTTGTCCTTCAAACAGGCAAAAAAAACCGCCAGTGCAGGCGGTTCGTGTTACTTAAATTTGTTGCGTGTAAGGTTCACGCAAGGTTTTTCCTTGCGACGCAAACGTCTCTGGTTGGTTGTCATACCTTTGCCGGTAGAAGTCATACTTCTGCTGTCAAAAGTACTATTCACACAACCCATAAAGGCTGCTGCAAAGCGGTATATCGTCCACTTCGGTCATGGCAATCAGGTCTATCTGTTTGCCACCTCTGGCGGTTCGTGACCAGTCCACATAGGCTCGAATACCGTGACTGGTGTGGTGTATTTCTTCAACACTGGTGCCGGTGCCGAGCATCTTTGCCGTCACCCTGGCATCCATAAACGTACTGGCTCCCCGCTTGGCCGCATCGGACACCATCGCCTCCCACTGACTGATCCGTTCAATGGCTTCAGGGAACCGTTTGGCGACCTCTCTCATTTCCTGCTTGCCGCAATGGATACAAGGCATGCAACCCACTCGTTTCATCCCCTGTTGATTAAAGGGGATTGGGCTTCACACCATGCTTGCGGTGCTGTTCAAAAACCCGCTCTACATTCCAGTTCAGGATCGGTCGATAGGTAATCAGGCCCCACCGTTTGGGATGTTCTTCCTGAACAGGCAGTAACGCTCTGGCTGGCGATTCATCGGCCCGTACACCCTGCCAGCTATAAACATCGTCGTATTCTTCCAGGGCGGGCTTGATTACCAGATCGTCAATGGGCCTGTGTTTCAGTTCTTCCGAACAGAAACGTCTGCGGGTACTGGGAAACCGTCCTTTCCACAAACAAAGATCCAGGAACGGATTGCCGGTAGGCTGCAATATATCCAGCGCTTTGCTCACCCGTTCTGCCGCCTCGATATCAGACAACCCTGCAGCCATCAGGTCAGTTTCCCAGTTGGCCTCTATGTACGCCCTTTTTTTATTGATCTGCCTGGTAAAGTCAGCTTTGACAATTTCAAAAGGCAAGTCGCTGAATACTTGATCCTTCAAATACTGAACGTAGTCGTATGTATCCTGATGTTCATTACCGGTATCAGCAAACACCAGCTTCAGGTTATTAATATGGCCTGCTTCCAGTTCTTCTCTGGCCAGCAGCGCAAGCGCGGTGGAATCCTTACCACCGCTAAGTGAAAGGATATGGCCCGCATCTTCCATGATGTTTTAAAAGTCCTTTTTAAAGATATGACCCGACAGGTGCTCCTCGGCAACTGCTCCTGCGTTGCTTTTATGCCCACTAACTCCTGCATCCATGCAGGCGTGCGTTGTCGGGACACCGCCCACTCCCGGGCATAAAAAAACCGCCTTTTCGACGGTTCGGTTTAAGTCATTGCTGTCGTATGTAGGTTCGTGATCGATGAGATAAGTGCATCAAATCACTGAGTTCCTGCGCCTTACCCTGCAGGATGCGTAATTCCGTTGAATCCCGGGCGAGCGCCATCTTCTCCAGCAGCTCCGTTCGGCGACGTTCCAGATGCTCCACCAGCATCTGGTAATCCGGGTTGTCCTCCAGCCGCAGGATCGCTTCCGCCTCCTGGCTGGTCAGGTGCAGTGGATTGGGCATACATTTCTTCCTCGGGGCGCAGGGCTTTATCAGGATCAATATCCAGGGATTTTAGGTATTCGTTATACAGATAACGGTGATCGGTCATGGGACCCAGAACCGGATTCATACTGACATTCAGGGCATTCATCATCCGCTCTGACTGCAACTCCTTGGCCACCAGCGCAGCACTGCCCATGGCCACCACATCCAGATCGCCCCGCTTGGCATCCTCGCTGTCACTCCAGCGCATGGCGAAATTAAACAGGCTGTCAATCAGCGGAACCGTGGCGTAGTCGTCTATATTTTTCACTACGCTTTTCAGGGCTACATTGGCAGCTGTCATAAGCATACTCATGCCGCTGGCAGTCTTATTCAGGTTTTGGGTCTGTTCGCCGTGGGTGTAACTGGGGAGTGACGTTTCTTCATCCGCAAACCTTCGGAACATTTCGAAGATACCTGACAGATCCTTCTGGTTACTCTGGATATTGATGGCCTGAATCATTGGCCCTTCACCGGCTTCACCGTCATAGAACCAGAGTCGGTAAGGATAGATTTTCTTAGCATCTTCCAGGCTCATACCTTCCGGAAATTTGCTCACATCCATCTGGAACATTGGGCCTGCAGTCAGGGCTGCATTATCCAAAAGGGCTCTGCCGGTGGAGTTCATGACATCCTGACTGTCGTTCATCATGTAGGGGATACCGATGCCCCAGAATCGATGCAAAACACTTTCGTAAGGGACAAACTTGTAAGGGATAGCTTCCGGCTTCAGAGGATTCAGCCTGGCCATAATCATCCGGCCATCGCAGATCCAGATATTGGCCTGGTACTCTGCCTGTTCATCGATATCGGTAACGCCATACTCCATCAGCTGATGGCCATCTACCGGCCCCCAATACTCCAGCACATCAAAACGCTGGGGCGTAACATACTGCTCATCATTGTCGTTGATATTTCGCAGTTCCCGTTCGTAATCTTCGGGTACATGGTTTCCCTGGGGAGACTCCATCAGAATGGCGTGAATGGTATCGGTCTCAAAACCAGGGCTGCCTGCTAATTCTCTGAACTCATGTTTGGTCAGCACATGGCGTCGAAACAGATCATTTGGTTTGCCGGGATCATGGGAATAGGGATCAGGGAAAAGGTCAAAGACACTGGCCCATTCAATATCCGGCTCAATGCTCTGATGCTCGTTGAGTTTCCATTCATCACCTTCACTTTCCCACTTCTCATGGTTTCGGATATTCAGGGTTGCTACCTTGATACAGCCGGTTCCAAGGGTCACCTGTTCACGAACCATCTTTTTGATTTCGGTAAGTGCATTGGCATTGATCAGATAATCCTTGATCAACCGCTTCATTTTCATGGCAGCGGTATTGGCCTTCTCCAATGCTTCTGCCAGCAGCTCCCGTTCCATCTCATCATTACGTTCCTGGATGAGTTGGTTGCGGGTTCGGGGGTCCAGTCGATAGGAGAGCAGTTCCTGAATTGCCATCATGCGGATCTGCTGTTTTATAGATGCAGGAATATCCGACAGTGGACTGGGAACAATATCCCAGAAGCTATCCACATTCTGAAAAAGCAGATCAATGAGTCGAGAATAGGCTGCATTCACCTTGGTGGCTGTGATCTTGATAAACACCCGGCTCAAGGCCTGCTGTTCTTCCATCACCTTTTCCTGCTCGGGACCGTATTCACCTTTTACCGCCCGCAGCGCATCCAGCCATTCGTCTTCCACTTCCCGTCTTGCTTCCCGATAGCCTTGCCAACGACTGTAGAGATCTGATGCAAAAGCATCACGAACCGCTTGTTCACGACGCTCGTTGTCCATCTCCGCCTGAGTCACCTCATCCGGGGTCGCGACCATCACCAGTCCGTGTTCCATTACCTGACCTTCTTGCCCCTGCGTCGCTGCCACTCAAAACGATGACCGGCCATAATGGCTGGCCAGCTACCCACCACCTGCTGAGTAAAAAGAATGATTGTCCGTTCCATCAGTATGCCGATTTCCCTGGAGCCCGATATTTCAGCTCATTGATATTGATCTTCCGCCTTGGCAGTTTTAGAACCATCTGCTGGGCAATGGCATAACTGATCACCCGATCATCGAAGCAACCTTCCTGAGCATTAGTGGCTCCGTTGTCTTCAATGACGTAGGTCTGGCATTCCTTTACCGTCTCTACGTTGCAGATTCCCGCTTCGCCATCCCTGAGCAATGCAGCCAGATGATCAATCATTAATGGTTTTGATTTGCTCGTAGTAAGCCAGCCAATCCGTTTAGTGCGTTTCTGGGTGCGCTGGTCCACCGTAGTTTCCATATAGAGATTGGGATATTTCAGGTCTTTGAGTTTGGTGATGGTGGTCAGACCGTGGTTGTTTCTTTCCACACCAATCAGGGCATTGTTGTAGTAACGCCCCAGATGGTTAAGCATCTTGCCCAGGTCATCCGGTGCCACATGGCCAGACCAGTGGGCCACCTGATAACCGGAACGGTCCAATACGTCGATGGATGAATAATCTCCGTGCTTGTGTTTGTCATTGATCGGTGCCAATCCTTCCGCCACATCGCAACCGATGACATACTGCTGACTCCCCTCCACTGGGTACCAGATGTTCAGTAATCCCGGTTTTTTCCGGTTTAAGCCATTAGGTGTCAGCTCACACTGCCATTTAGGCGAGTAGCACTCCTGCCTGGCAGCTTCGGTATGTTTAGGATCAAAAACTGGCCGTCCGGAAAACAGAAAAGCTTCCTGAATATTGCAAGGGTATTCCTGCTTGAACTTGTCTTCCGACTTCAGCTCATAGATCTTTTGGCGACGCCACTGCAGCTGTTCATCATCCAGGTCATACTGCTGCTTCAGGTATCTTTCGTCTGCATCTGTCGTGAAGTCGGCGGAGACTTCGGCACGGTACTCGTCCTGCCAGAACCAAGGTATAAACACCAGTTCAAAATCACCGCGCCCAGCATCAGCGTCCATAACATAATCATAAAACACACCACCGACGCCGTTAGCAGTGCTCTCCAGAATGACCTCAGTATTGTTTTCATTGGGTACTGCCTGTAATACGCCCGCCAGGTGCTCATCCGCATTAGGCCAGAATGCCACTTCCGATCCATGAAACAGCTGCGCTGTGGATGATCGACCAGCTCCTTTATTGCCAGCGGTTCCCACCCGATACCCGGAATCGTGGTAAAACTCCAACAGCTTGGAGCTCTTATTCTTCAGTTCCCTCTGGGTAAACGGTGGCTGATTGTCGTGATACCGCTGCACCATATCAAACAGGTTGGCGGTGGCATCCGCTTCGTGGGTCAGGATATAGGCCCGTAGCCCCTTGCGATTACTCACCAGCCAGTAAAATCGCCCTTCAGTATAGGTGGAACAGCCCTGTTGTCGTCCTTTCAGCACAACAATTCTCACCTTGCCCGTGCGCAGGCGTTGATCCTCGATGCGACTATCCAGGTAGAGCTGAGCCTTATTGAGTTGAAAGGGAATGACTTTGGCGCTTTTGGTGCGGATCTTCAGGCACTTGCTGGCGTAGAACTGAAACTCAGTCAACAGCCGTTACCGGGCTGGCGTTACCCGTCCTTTTCTTCCAGCCATTCATCCAGCGTCGGTATCTTTTCCGCCACTACGGTCTGCTCATGGCGATCCCGCCAGTGGTACCGGTTTTTCATATACATGATCAGCATGGCCGGGGAAACATCCTTATTCATACCCAGTGCTCCCTGCATGTATTTCTCTTCCCAAAACACCTCTGCCAGCACATCTGCCTGAGCTACAGCTTCAGCAAATTCCTCATACCTATCGATGTACGACAGAAACGTGTTATAGCTGATCCCCATTTCCGTAGCGGTAGCTTTCCTGCTCAGGCCTGTGCTCATCAACTCCTTCACCTGCTCGCACATCTCAGGAGTGTATTTACTGTGATTAGCCATGATTAGAGAAACTGTTTGATAGCAAAAGCGATAATGCCTGCCGTGGTGGTCGCAGCAATCCACTGAATCACACTGCTGATGGTCGAGTTTTTCAGTACCGATTTTTCGATAGCATCCAGCCGTTCCTCACTGCGTTTTTCTCGCAGTGCCAGGTTCACCATCCGCTCATCGTGCTTGGCCAAGGTCTGCAGGATCTGGGTAATGCCATCCAGCTTTTGCTCTATACGGTTGAAGCGGTCTTCATCACCCATAGCTATCTCCTGGCAACACCTTTCAGTTTCTCCAGCGTTCGAGCACCTCCCAAGCCCAGCAAACAAAGCAGCAAAGTAATCACGGTACTGGTGTCGGCTGTGGGTAACTGCTGAACCACTTCTGACTTATCCACAAGCATCAAACCAATGATGACCAGATCCCGAACAATCCAGGTCCAGGCAAGAATCAACACACAGAGCCAACCAAGGGCAGGCCGCCAACCAGACACAAATACCGATGGATGCTTTGCTCCTTCGATATTGGCCAATGCCTGAAGAATATGAGGCTGCTGTAACTGGTGACTCAAAGACAATTCAGCTTTGGCTCGCTCTTCATCAGACGTGAACAAGCCATCAAGCCCACCCATCAGCGCTTTGGCAATTCCAGCCATTGGGTTCAGGTTAATCATCCACCAGCTCAAAGTGCGGGTAATCCTTAAACCGATGATCTTTCAGCTGACCATCCCTATCCCAGTCACCACCCCAACGCAGCTTGATGCCCATAACCTCAGCAACCCCCAACACATAACCGGCAAAGTGCGCAGATCGCTGATAATCAAACCAGTCCAAGGGATAAGCCATTACATCCACAGCCTTGCTGGGCAGCTCATTGTGATTACTATCTGGCCACTGCAACTCCGACTGACCATTTTCAAACGCCAGCATCTGTGCAGCCTTACCCCGATGACCACAAATAATCGTACAATCGTAATGCTCAATCACTTTCCTGAAGACACGCTGAAGCCGCTCATCACAAGTCGACAAATGTCGCCTGGACGAAGTGGAAAAGTGAAACATGAAGTTCCTTTTTTATAGTGGTTCAGTTTGGGAGTGACAGAAACTAAAAACCCGGCAACGGGGCCGGGTTTCTTTGAAGGATTCAAGCAGTGGGAAATCAAGTTATCGGGAAGTCTCCCAGCATGAGCTTTTACCGTACTTATACTGACACTATGAGTCAAGCACAGATCAAATTTTGGTCACAGCACCCTTTTTCAGCCCAGCCAATCGGCAAGTTGCAATCCGGGAACTCTGGAAAATTCTCGCTGATTATGAGTGACCATTACCATCCCCCGACTTCTGGCATGGCCTGCCAGCAAGGTATCATAAGCACCAATTTGTTGCCCCCTTCTCAATTCCTCTCTGACTTTTGCTGACTCCCGTGCGGCTGCCCCGTCAAAGTCGATCACGTTCACCCCCTCTAAAAATCAACCATGTATTCAGCCATTAAAAGTCCTCCCGAACCTGACAGGCCGGTTGCTCCCTCTCTGGAAAGTCATCAATGGGCTCCATCGCCAGGAACGCTTCCCAGGAGTCTTCGATCGGCGTCAGGATGATGGCTTTTCCTTCTTTACGCACCATGACTCGCTTAACCGTATCCGGAAAGGCAAGCTCTTTCGGAATTCTGACAGCCTGCGTTTTATTGTTAAAAAATACGCTGGTCTCCATAACCCACCCCAATGTAAATACAATATGTATACAACTTGGCTCGGAAGTGAAAAGCCTGCAAGTTAATACTCAAAATGAATGACGCCCGCCTGTTCCAGCAGTTGCTGAGCCTCATCTTCCGCCTGGTTGACCCACTCATCACAAACCCTGTGACAGGATTTTTTCCAACGGAAGACCGTCCGCTCACTCCGTCCCTTGATCTCAATTCCTACGCGGCCTTTTTTTTCCCTCAAATAGTTGTGCTGGAGCTCATACATTAGCCAGAGTCTCAGCAGAACCGGATTACAGCGAAGCGGTTTTGGCAGCCGCTGATCTGCTCGTAGGTGATGCTGCACCAGGTGCCATGCATGAATACGATTCGCCTGATTATCGTCATACCGGATCGTCAGAATGGCAAAGAGTTCCGGCTGCATTTTTTCCCGCAGATCGCCCTTACGAATACCATCATCACCCAGTCTTTCATCCCGGGTACTCCGATGCTCTGGTGCAAGCGCTGTCTTACGATAACCGGCGTTGATATCCCGCTGCCAGCTGGCGGTTTTTATCATCAGCTCCGGCGTTCCAAAGATCCGCATCAGGGCCGGTTCCAAAGCAAAGTACATGGCAGCCTCCTAATTCAGCGCGGTTTGGATACGATTTCCAATCCAGCGCATAACCGGAACGGCCATAGAGTTACCAAGAGCCTTGTACCTCGGGCCATCAGGACAATCTTCAGCCGGTTTGTTTTTCCAGGGAATCGCGCTGTACCCATCCGGGAAACCCTGCAAACGTTCACATTCGACAGGAGTCAATCGCCGTATAGCTAACCCAGCTTCACCGGTGGAGGTACTGGCAACTGCGTGTTTATCACCGGCTGTTAATGTGTTCATCGGGTCACCAGGCTGTCCGATACCCAGACCATTCCCTTTCCCGTCCTGGTGCTCGCCTCGCTTGCCAGAATGTCGGGTGGCCTGATCATGAATCGGTATCGCCACTGCGGCACTCAAACCGTTCTCCTGAGCCTGTAACGTCATGGCCACGGTTTCGGAATGAACCGGATCGTCCTTTGGATTGAAGGCAATGGTCGGATGGTTATCGCCCATATGGGCTCGAAGACAGGGTGATAATTCCGATGACCAGTGGCCACCCAGCCGCGACATGGCACCGGGCTCGAACACCACCAGATCCGTGGCATCTTTGTAATCCCGCTGCTTCAATGTGGATGATGTTTTACCCGGACCGTACTGTCCGAAGGCCGTCATATCGTAAGCACTCAGGTTCCCCGTGAGGCCACTTGCTGCAATGCCTGCTCCAGCTTTGGCGGCAGGCTCTTCCCACGCTTCTGCGCCCGGTTCAGAATCCCGGAGCAAGCTCTCGGACTCAAATAGAATCGGTTCCCGACGGGTCCAGTCTCCAAAATCTGCCAGAGCAAAGACCCTTCGACGACGTTGGGGTACTCCATAAAATTGAGCATCACACACCCGCCATTCAACAAGCCCTTCCTTACCGAATGAAACTCCAGCGTAGCGCCACTTTTCTGCACATGACTGCTCAGTGCCAGTAAGTAATCGCAATACTTCAGCAAAGTCCTTGCCCTGGTTACTGCTGAAGGCGCCGGGCACATTTTCCCACAGGGCGAAGCGGCAGTTGCCGTGTTTTCTGGCCCACCGAATAATCTGTATTGCTGCGAAGAAGAGTCCTGATCGTTCACCGTCAAATCCTTTTCGTTTGCCAGCCACCGACAGATCCTGGCAAGGGCTGCCAAACACCACCAGATCGATTGGGCCGAGTTTGCGGATCATGGCTTCCGTGATATCCGTCACGCTGCCAAGGTTGGGTACATCGGGGTAGTGGTGTTCCAGCACTGCACAGGGGAATGGTTCGATCTCGGCAAAGCCCACCGGTGTCCACCCCAACGGATGCCAGGCAACAGTCGCCGCTTCAATCCCCGAAAATAACGACAGGTATCTCATGGACTCCTTCCCCCTACGCAAAATTGATAATTCGCTCCACCAGTGATTCCACCTTCAGCCGACTCCAACCCCGTCCCGGATGGAGCACAAACTGGAGCAACACATCCACCGCCGTGGAGTACAACTGTTCAAACGCCTCCTGACTCATGCTGGCAAACTTCAGGCTTCGGGCACGGACCCGAACGCCTCCATCCGGGTATCCGATCACATCGTAAAATCCTGCCTTAACCGTCACCCAGCGACGGAACTCCTCAAAATTTTTCTCCGGCGTGAACCACTGGTCGGTTCCTTCCATCCGGCACGGCTGCGGCTCAAAGTGATCAAAGCCCAGCTTCAGCAGGGCAAAGAACTTGCGGTGAAAATGCGGATTACGGGCTTTGCGAAATTCAGCCCGAATCACTTGTCCTGTCTTCAGCTGCTGTACAAATAACTGGCCATCGTCCGATACCGGCACCAGCATCTGAGCCGAGACTTTCTGCAATGCCAGCTCTGCCATCAGATTGCCTCCACAAAGTGCCAGCAGAGCACCATCACCAGCACAACCCAGACCACCGCCAACCAGATGCCATCCCTGAGCCCATTCATCTGTACATTCCCATCAGTTTCTGCCTTGCACCCTGCCCATCCAGCGGATCAATGCCCTGTTCGGCCATGCTCTCCCTGACCAGCTGATTCGAGTGAATGGCCGGATCGAACTGGTGCTCGATGGACAACTGGTCTTCCAACGACTGGCCCTGGCATTCACGGTTGACCAAAGCCTGGTAAGCCGCCCCAAACCGACGCTTCACCTCCCGACACTCTTCCGCAGTACCGGCATTGCGCAGCTCATACCAACCTGCTGCCCGTCCTGCCAGATATACCGCCCGATGGCTCCAGCCGTGATGAGCGGGTTGGCTGGCATGCTCATTGGCTTCCCGCCAGGCTTTGGCCAGCGTGGGCAACCCAAGTTCTTCCGGCATCGGCTGGCACAGCTTGCGAAATTCTGGCGCGGTTGGTGGCCACTCACTACCAGCCAGCCTCACACGGTTGAGCCCGATTTCCAACTGGGAAGGATGCAACCCATCCAGGGCTTTCAGCCACACGCCATTGCGATCAGCCAGACCGTAGGCACTGGTCCACTTCTGGCCGAACAGTCCCGTCATGGTCGAGAACAGATTCACCAGATCCCTCTGGCTCAACGTCGTAGATGGCTCCCTCTGCGCTGAAGGCTCCCTCTGCGCTGAAGGCTCCCTGTTCGCTGAAGGCTCCGGGCTGGAGGATATGGGCGTTGGCCTGTTCGACCTGCTCAACAAGGCTGAGTTTTCCAGAATTTCGCTGCCGGGCTTCATAGTTCACCATCCATGGATTGCTAGCGTTGTCGGGGTTATTCAGGTAGGCCGTTGTGGTCTTCACGTACTGGGTACCCGTCACCCGGGTCTCATCGCAGTAACGGGCGTATTTCAGGATGTTGGCCAGCAGGGCTTCAGGGGTATGACCTTCCCGGAGTCGTGTTTTGTAGTGACCAAAGGTTTTGGTTTTGTTGCCCTTGTCACCTTCCCGCTTCGGATACTGGCTCCACCACTGCTCGAAAGATTCAGAGAAATCAGTCCTGCCCGATTTGGCCTGTGCCACTTCCCCCGTCCTGGGGGTCGCACCAGTCGTGCTCCCGGCACTTGGTGGCACTTCCCCCGTCCTGGGGGTCGCACCAGTCGTGCTCCCGGCACTTGGTGGCACTTCCCCCGTCCTGGGGGTCGTGCGATCATCAGATCGGACATATGTCTTGTAAATATTTCTCTTATTCTCTTCTTCTCTATTTCTCTTATTCTCTGGGCGAGATTCTGCCGAGCACTGGCCGAGCATCTTCCGAGCAGTTTCCAACAAAGCTTCTGTTTGCTTCGAGCCCTTGTAATCACTGGCTTTCACAAGCGCCCTCTCGATAACAGGTAGCACTCCGGGCAAGTCTTCCAGCAGCATCGGTGGCAGTTTCACCAGCAGCTTCAGGCGAGCATCAATCTGGGTGATATTGTCCACAGGGTTGTGTTCCATAAACTGCGGAATGCAGATGTACTGGCACTGGTCAGAGGCCAACAGGAAACCACTCGTCGTTAGCTCGGCAATCGCTCGTTCAACGCTCGGCTCGTCCCAGTTAAGGTCTGCCGCCATGTAGCCTTTTGGCATCCTGAAGATACCAATCAGATTCCCGTGGCCGGTGGTCAACAGATACAGGGCCAACAGTCTGGCTTTATCTGACAGCGGCTGAATATCATCACTGATCCAGAACTGGCTGTAGACCTTGCCAAACTCTTTCATTGGTCACCTCCTGCCAGTGGTGCTTCTTTTGGAAAATACCTCGCCGCCTGCAGGGCATTCTTCTGATTCAGGCTCATCCACTTTTTCAGAAAGATCACCACGTTTTTGGCCTCACCCGGCTGGTCCCAGCGATCGATCATGTAGTGAAACGCTTTCAACAACTGTTCGCCCACATCAATATCCGGATTTTCCCAGCACAACTCTTCATACAGTGATGCCGAGGTTGGCATGGCGGGCTGTCCTGCCAGTGGCCACAGAATATCCTGCCAGCATTGTGGCTGGTCGGGGATGCCCAGTTCGTCGGTATGGATCATGGGGTACCTCCTGCGGTGCGAACGAAGAGGCTGGCTGATGCTCTGAACTGAGCATGAGGCTGAGATTGGTTCATCACATCTTTCCTTGTGAATCAGTTTTTATCGTTATTTCTTTTCTTAAGCAAAGATAATTAAGAGAATACGTTTCTTTTAGATCATTTGTAAATAGCCCGACTCATCCAAAGCGAACTCTCGCCCTTAATCAATAGCTCCCAGCCGTGTACTATTTTGCTTATGGATAATGAATAACAGTTATTGGAAAAGAACGTGACAAACTGGACAGACCGGGTCAAAAGCAAAGCCCAAGAGCAAAATCTGAAAAATGTCGATATCGCCCGCGCCGTGGGTTGCACGGAAGGGACATACAGTTTGTGGATGAGTGGTGCCAGAAATCCGAAGCTGAATAACAAAATCGCCATCGCTGATTTTCTTGGCGTTTCCATTCACTGGCTGGAGACCGGCGAAGAGCTGCCGGATCCGAAAACCCTGCCCTACATCAGCCTGGATAAGGCGAGCGCTTTCTTTGATGAACTCGATGAAAGACGACAGCAGGTACTCTCGGAGTCGGCCATCTGCATTATTGAGTCGGACCACAAGAGCTTTCTGTTACGGATGGAAAACGACACCATGGTCAACCAGACCCCATCCGATACGGCGATCAGTATTCCCAAAGGTGCCAAAGTTCAGGTGGATACCGTAATTGCCCCTGAGCCGGGGAAGATCCTGCTGATAGAACACGACGGTGAACTTTCGCTTCGCCTGTGGAACCCGATCAGCAAGTCGCAACACAGCCTGCGATTCATCAATCGGCTGTACGGCACTTTTGATCTTAACTATGCGGGGGATATCAAGGATATCTACAAGGGCACTGCCGTCGGTGTCAGCTTCCTGTTATAGCGGCCAGCCAATCACCAGCACACCAGGTTGCTGTCCATAGACCTTGATGCAGCGGCCATCGACAATTTGCCGGTCGTCTTCCCAGAGAATCCCGTTCAGGGCATCACAATACAGTTTGGCGACATTGTCGAAGTCCGGCTTCACCGCCGGGCGGATGCCCCCTGCCTGCGCCTGACCGGCTTTCGTCCCTGACCAGCTTGATGGAATCGGAAAGACCGCCACCACCAAAACCCCCACAGGGCCAGCCAGCATTTTCTTCAGCTGCAGCCTTGCCAAACAACGAATTTCATTTTCTGCCTGCCGGGTAGCAGCCGGTGTGTAACATCGGCCACTTCGGGTAAATCGCGGCCGCCCTTTGCTTTTGGGTATCGAGTTTACAAAAGCTATGACATTTCCGGTATTCCCCGTGTTATTTATGGCTATCTGCAAAGACTCTGGCAAACACTGAATCCACTGCTCTACGCTATCCATCCCTGAACCCGTGTCAGAAAACAAACCACACCCCTTGATACACCTAACCAATACCATAGATTTATAGAAACTATCAATAACAACAAGCCAATATAAATATATTATTACTTATCATTTGCAAAGTTTTACTTTGCAATTATATAAATATGAAAAACATTTAATTTACAAAAATAAGGAATCTTTAATGGACGCAGTCACCCGCGATCTCAACCGGCACCTCAATGCCATTGACGACAGGGAAGCCCGTGAAGAGACCATCGAGTCCGAGCTGGAACGGATTGAAACCCACATTCAGGCACAGATCGAAGATCACAAGCCCATCATTATTGCCGGTTTTGGCGTTCTGACCCCGGGCAACTTCCTGACCTTTCTTACCCTGGAAGAATTCCACCCCATGCAGGGCTACCGCTGGCTGGCCGTGAAACAGCTGGTGCATGACTGCAACAACGAACACTCCCGGCTCTCCAGCTGGGATGTCATTAACTACGCCAGCAAAAGAGGTTATTGCCGTGGCTAATCAAACCCAAATCAACCGGCTGGAAGAACCCGTCGTCACGGGTATCAGCGACTGGCTGAACATCAATCAGTACACCTACGACTACGGCAAGGTCTGCATCCTGAAAGACCAGATCGCCAGCAACATCACGCCGGATATGACCGTGCTCCAGATCTATCGGGTCATCAGGGATGAAATCGCCGCATGGCGTAAAGACCCGAAAACGGCAGATGCCGTGATTGTTGATTTCCGCGCCTGGTGCGAACTGCACCGCACATTATCCAGTGCATGGGAAAAGAGTTTCCGCATGGAAATTGCTGATCAGGTACTGGCCGTCAGAAACCGCATTCACCGGGACGAGGCCCTTCGCCATGCCAGCTAAAAAGAAAACCGAACTGATTGAATCCACAGGAGTGTTGCCTGTGGATAAACCTGAATCTTCTGGACTGTCGGAAGTGGGTCAGATTATGCATTCCGCCATCGCCCAGAATGCCAACATTGACACATTGGAACGGGTGATGAGCCTGTATGAATAGAGTCAGGCCATTGTTGCACGACAGCAGTTCAATGAGGCCTTTGCCCGGTTTCAGCAGGAAATGCCGGTAGTGAAGAAAAGCAAGAACGCTGCTTTCAATACGAAAAGTGGCGGCCGTATGGAGTACTCCTACGCCTCCATTGATGATGTGGTCGCTGCGGTTCAGCCGGTTCTTCATCGCTATGGCCTGAGCTACTGGTTTGAACAACAGCAGAACGGACCATCTATCACGATCACCTGCAATCTGGGTCATGTATCCGGCCACTCCATCTGCAACACCGCCACCGGCCCTGTGGATAACACCGGTAACAAAAGCCCACTGCAGCAGATCGGTTCTACCGTGACTTATCTCAAGCGTCAGACCCTGGTAGGTATTCTGGGCTTGGCCTGCACGGACGATGACACCGATGGTTATGTGCCCGATATGAATGGAGATACTCAACCGCAGACTCAGGCCCACTACCCCGATGCAGACTTCCAGCGCCATTTATCGGAGTGGCGGGCGTCCATTGAGTCCGGTAAACAGAGTGCAGATCGCATTATCCGCAAAATCAAATCCAAAGCTCCACCCACCCCGCAGCAAGTACAACAACTGAAAGCCATCCAACCACGAGGCCATTAAATGGACATTCTCGATATTCAACAGGGGACGCCTGAATGGCTTGCCCTGCGCCAAAACTATTTCACCGCCAGCGAGGCACCGGCCATGATGGGCGACAGTCCGTTTATAAGCCGGGACCAGCTGCTGCACCAGAAGAAAACCGGCAGTACCCCAGAGGTAAACGAATTCCAGCAAAAAAAATTCGATGCCGGACATCAGGCTGAAGCAGAGGCACGACCACTGGCGGAAAAGATTGCCGGCGCGGATCTGTTTCCGGCCACGGGTGCAACCACCATCGACGGTCTACCCCTGCTGGCCAGCTTCGACGGGCTAACCATGATGGAAGACCTGATATTTGAGCACAAGCTCTGGAATGAAAAGCTGGTAGCCCAGATCGAAGGGGAAGGCATTGAGCCTGCCTATTACTGGCAGTTGGAACAACAGCTACTGGTCAGTGGTGCCGAACGGGTACTGTTTGTTTGCTCCGATGGTACCTCCGCCAATCTACGCCATGTTTACTATGAATCCCAAGACTATCGTCGTGAAGCTCTGATCGCTGGATGGAAGCAGTTTCAGGAAGATCTGCACAACTTTGAATCAGCAGTAGCCACGCCGGTTCTGGAAGGCGAACTTATTCAGGATACCGCAGCCCTGGTTATCCAACTTAATGGTCAGGTTCATCACTCCAATCTGCCCCAACTTGAAGAGCAGATCCACCACCGCATTGATTCAGTGAAGTCTGAACTGGTCAGCGATCAGGATTTTGCTGACGCCGAATCGGCGGTGAAGTTTTTCAAAAAGACGGAAAAGAAACTGAAAGATGGCAAAGAAACCGCACTTGCCCAGGTACCGGAAATCGCCGAACTATTTACCCGCATAGACCACCTCACCGATGCCATGGCCAGCAAACGCAAGTCGCTGGACAAGCAGGTCAAACATCAGAAGCAGCATATAAAAGACAGCATGGTGCTGAAAGCTGTCACCACACTGGAAAAAGAACGTCAGACCATCAATGTTGAACTCACCCCGGGCTGGATAGCCGCCGTGGTCACGGCCATCGACTTTCAGGAAGTCATCAAGGGCAAGAAGAACGTATCCAGTATGCAGTCAGCTGTAAATAACCGGCTGGCACAGGCTCGAATTGAGCAGAAGCAGCAAGCACAAGCGTTGAAAAATAATCTGGCGTTGTTCCGGAAAATGGCTAATGACAAAGATTACCTGTTTCCCGATCTGGATACCCTGTTGCATAAGGAACCATCGGACCTCATGGCCATTATTGAAATGCGCCTCAGTCAGGAAGCCCAACAGAAACTGGCGACTAATGAACCGAAAGCGGAACCGGAGCCAGAACTCGCACCAGCCACAGCACCAGAAAAAAACGAAGAGCAACCCGACCTGCTCTATACCGATGGTGAAGTCACCGAGGAAATCCTGACCGACGACATTTACAGCATGGAAAAGTGGCTCGGCAAAGGCTCGCTGGACTGCTACCGCTTTGACCGCCACGGCAACGAATACCGCATTGAACTGATCATCCGCCGCGCCGGGCTAATTACCCCCGCTCAACAACTGTCACTACAAGAAGAAAAGGAGACCGCCTGATGGCCGCATCCCTGAACCGTGTCACCCTGATTGGCAGACTGGGCAGAGACCCGGACTGCAAAGCCACTGCCAATGGTGATGCCGTCACCATCCTTTCCCTGGCCACCGAAGAAAGCTGGAAAAAAGACGGTCAGAAACAGACCCGCACCGACTGGCATCGTGTTGTGCTGTATGGCAAGACCGCCGAACTGGCGGCTCAATATCTGGCCAAAGGCCACAGAGTGATGATCGAAGGCCAGCTCCAGACCCGAAAATGGCAGGACCAGAACGGACAGGATCGTTACCAGAGGGAAGTCGTGCACAACGGCTTCAATGGCAAGCTCCTGTTCCTGGAAAAGAACCCCAATGGTCAGCAGGCCCAGCCTGCGCAATCCCAATATCAACAATCACAGCCTAACCAATACGCCAATGCCCGGGATGGTGGTCATGCTCCCCAGCCCATGCAAACGCAACAGTATGACGCCTACGACGACTCCATCCCATTTTAAAGGAGCTTGTTTTAATGAAAGCCGAAATGAGCCCCCTCACACCCGATGATCTGGCCCTGGCCATAGAGATAAAACAGAAGCAGACCGCTGGTCTCAGCTCGAAAAAGGAGGAAAAGGAACTGGCAAGAAAAGTCATGCTGGCTGACCGGATCGGTGAAGAAATGGAAGGTCAGCTATTGGATGCAGAAACCGTGCTGATTGAAATGACCACGCTGATTGTTGCCATCACCGTGGGTATTCACAGCCCCCGGGCACGGGATCAAGCGATGCTGGTCACTGGGCTGATCCTGCAACGAATCAGGGATATCAATCAGGACCCTGTCGTAAAGAGCAGCGCCATCCACTGAGACACCATAACAAGACCATGACCAGAAAAGGGAATTGAAAATGGCCGCAACCACTCTCCATCAAAATGGCAAGAGCATGAAAGGAATCAATATGAACACCACCCATACCCCCATCAAGCCCTCTGCCAGCCAGTATGGATTTATTCCGGACAGTGCCGTGGCCAGAACAGAAATGGTGATGTCCAGTCGGGAGATTGCCAAGGCGCTGGACAAGGAGCATAAAAATGTCAAAAGAGACATTGAAGTCATGCTGAGCAAGCTTGGAGGGGGTACGCTCAAATTTGAGCATACCTACGTAAACCCGCAAAACAAGCAGAAATACACCGAATATCGGTTGCCCAGGTTTGAGTTCGAAGTACTGATCACCGGATACGATGTCAAGCGTCGGGCGGCGGTTATCAATCGATGGTATGAACTGGAATCCGGACTATCTAAACCCCTTGCCCCTCTTATTCAGGAACCACAGCTTGATCGCCATCAACTGCTGAAAATCAATATGGACACCAGCCTGAAAGCCATATCCTTTGTTAAGGAATACGGCTTTGAAGGCAATCAGGCCATGCTGGCAGCAGACCGACTGGTGAAAAGCCAGATCAACTTTTCACCACTGGAAGCCATGGGCCAGAAACAACTGGTGGCACCTGTCCAGGCCATGACGTTTACCCCAACCCAGCTGGGTCAGATGATGACACCGCCTCAAGATCCCCGTCAGGTGAACAAGTTACTGGAAGCGGCAGGACTTCAAATCAAAATCGATAGCCTGTGGGTACCCACCGGTCAGAGCCAGCCTCTGTGTGAAATCCTTGATACCGGAAAAGCCCATAACAGCGGTGCGCCAGTAAAACAGGTGAAGTGGTATCAGACCGTGCTGGACCATTTACAACCTGCACTCCCCGATGAATCCAAAACTGAATCGATCGATCAGGATAGCCGCTATGCTGATCCTGCACCTGAATCGGAAATAGTTGGCTCTGATACCGATGAAGAACCCATCCAGAGAAAACAAAAGCGCAAACGTAACCGTTACGAACTGGACGATTACTTCTCCCTGGTGGAGCTGGGCGAGTTTATTGGTCGCAGCCGTCACCATGTGGTGGAGGTACTGGAGAAGCACCGGCTCATCAAATGGACCGGTCAGGGCAAAAGGGGCAAGTACCTGCTTACCGATAAAGGCTGGCAGTTCGGCCTGATGTACGATCCGTCAGAAACCTTGTTCCACAACCGCGACAGTAAGCGACTGACCACCAGTAATGCCCAACCGGTTCTCGGTTACGACATTTTGAAATTCTTTTAACGGGCATGGGACATGGATGCGCTGATTTCCCAACCTGACCTGATGGCATGGTCGGGCATCAAGCAAAAAACGGCACTGGTCAAATGGATGGTGCAAAACCGGATACCGTTTTATTACGGACGTAATGGCGAAGTGGTTACCACCTACGCAGCCATTAACCAGCCATTGATTGGCACTGAACCACAACAACCCAAAAAACAAACACTCAAATTCCTATAGGAGATGTATTGATGGGAAGACCACGTAATAAAGAGAATGCCCAATTGCCGGATGGCGTTTACCGAAGCAAAGGGCGTTTCATCTATAAACCCTACCATGGCCGGGTCGGCAAAAAGAATGTATTCGGTGCCGAGATTGTACTTGGACCAGAGACCATGGCCATGTCCAAACTCTATATGGCCATTGAAAACCTGGAAAAAAGTTCCGACCAGACATTGGGCTGGCTGCTGGATGAATATCTGGAGTCCCGAAAACTCAGAAGCCAGAGCAAGGATTGGCAGTACAACAAAAGGCTGTATACCCCGAAGGTGAAAAACTTCCCCGTGGAAGGGTATGGCACTTTCGGTAAAGTACCGCTGGCGCTGATCACACCACCATCATTGAACCGGTTCTATGAAAAATTTTCCGACAAACCGGGTGCTGTCGCCAATGCCCGCAAACTGATCTCCAGTGCCTGGAGCTGGGGCAGAAGCCACCTCGAAGGGGTACCGCCTAACCCATCGCTGGATTGCGAAGCTCTTCCACGCCCCAATCGCCAGGATGTGTACGTCAGCGATGAAGACTACGCCTGCGTTTACTATCTGGCCAACCCGTTCTGGAAAGCCATGATGGAGTTTGCCTATATCTGCCGGGCAAGACGTTCCGAGCTGATCAATATGAAGCGGGACCAGCTGCTGGAGAAAGGCATACAGTTGAAACGGGTAAAAGGTTCTCTGGATGAAATCACCCTCTGGACACCACGACTGAGAAAAGCCCTGCAAACCCTTGATGATTACAATAACGGTGAAAAGTTTGAGTATGTGTTTGGAGCGCCCAACGTCCCTGCCAAAAAAGGCATTCAGATGTCACCGGGGCAAAAGATGCACAAGAACACGCTGGACAGCCAGTGGCAGAAGCTGATCAACCGCGCAGTAGATGAAGGACTGATTAATGAGAAATGGCACTTCCACGACCTGAAAGCCAAAGGCGTGTCTGACCATGAAGGACTGGTCTCCGGCCACAAAACACTGGAAGCAAAGAAAATCTATATCCGGAAAACCCAGGAAGTACAGGGTACGAGATAACAAAAGGGAAGAGATATGAGAGAAGATATCACCGGGCAGTTGTCCGGTTTTTTTTGCCGCCAATTACACGACATATCTTTGAGAATTGGTGCCCAGGAGAAGACTCGAACTTCCACAACCATACAGTTACCAGCACCTGAAGCTGGCGCGTCTACCAATTCCGCCACCTGGGCATATACGACACTTTTATACTTTTTGACGATGTTTGGTGCCCAGGAGAAGACTCGAACTTCCACGACCTTGCAGTCACTGGCACCTGAAGCCAGCGCGTCTACCAATTCCGCCACCTGGGCATCGTCAAAAATTTTGCTGAACTCTATTGAACTTTCGTTCAAAAAACAAGACTATTTTTTAGCCAGAGGTTTTAGGATTTATTTTAGGAAACGACATATGTCATCTACCTTAACAAACCTGCAACCATTTGTTTTGCAAGGACAAAAGTCCGAAAACAAAACGACGCATGGTTTAACTCACACCAGCACCTGA